TGGGTTTGTAAATCAGATGATAAACTTCTAGGCATTAGGTTATAACCTCTCTAACATCAAATGAAATACTATAAAAACCACTAGCATCTGTTGAATACATAATCTCATTATTTTCAAGATAAACAGTAAAGCTAGGTTTGTTTACAGTAACAGCTTCATTATCTGCTAGAGATGCTACTAGATTTGGTGATATAAGAACAGTTAATGCCCCACTACCATCAGAATCAATATCTGATTGAACCATATAGACTTTACTATGATTGGCAAACTTAATTAAATCACCAGCTTTTAAAGCACCTGTCTGACTAGCTGAGAAGCCATCTAAAGCAATAGAAGCATCTCCTGATGTATGTGCTCCAACTACTTGAATATCTGTTTCTGCTTTACCAGCACCTAAATTATCTAATGGTGCAACTATAGTAAAGTCCTCAAAAGAACCTTTTTGTTTTTGTAAAAATGCAAATACTTCTTGAGCCTTTTCTTGTTGTAAAGGTGGCATTTGCACTGTAAAAGAAAAATATTGACTACCTATCTGTCTGACTTGTTTTTTACCTGATAAAGTCTGATTCAATAAAGTAGGTCTATTATCTTTAAAATTTAAACTTCTAAAATTAGGAGATGTTGGAAATTGTCCTGACATTATACGACTCCCATTTTGCCTTGATTATTCATGGCATTGTTTATGATTGATGTTATCAATCCTTTTCTTGATGCTAATAATTGGTCAAATCCAGCAGCATCTACTGTTGATATATTGAAGTTTACTGTAGCACCCATGCCTTGTCCTTTTGTATGGTCAATTACAGTTTCATTAGGATGTACCATAGCTAATTGACCACCACGACCATCTAAACCACCTGCTCTTACACCCATACCTGTATAACCACCACCTTCAAAATTTTGAAAACCATCTACTACATCACCCATTCCACCACTAACAAGTGTTTCTAAGTTAGTTATAGCACTTGTTGCCATTCCTACAAGTTTTTGTACTATAAATACATTTATTAATTCATTAATAACCGCTTGTGCAATTGAAGTTGCTAAGTCTTTAAAATCATTAAATTGTTCGCTGGTAAAGTCGAAGAAATTTTTAAATGCGTTTGTTAATTCACCCTCTACTGTATCTGCAAAATCTTTTGTAATTTGAATTGCATCTTTTGTTTTTGCTATTACATTTTCATAATTACTTTGAAATCCCTCAAAAACATCTACTGTTTTACCACTTTCATCTCTTAATAATATTAATTGTTGTCGTTGTGCTTTTAGTTGTTCTAATAATTCATTACCAGCTTTTACTGTTTGACCATCAAAAATTTCAAATTCACCTGTTTCTTCTAGCGTTTTGATTTGATTATTTAAATCTTCTATTTGTTCATCTAATGTTTTGCTTTCTTTTGCAGCTACATTCATAGCAACAAATAAGGCTGAAAGACCAGCAGCTAGTGCAATAGCTGGATTAGCTAACATAGCCAACCGCAAACCATTAAGCATTGCAATTAATTTTGGAATAGCTGTTACCGCTAAAGCAACTGTAGGAACAAGCAATAATTCCATATTAGTAGCAACAAAGCCAACTGCATTTGCTGTTTTACCAAATATACCTGTTGATTTTTCAAATTCACCGACAAGTGTTATAAAGTTTGTTTTGAGCATACTTATTGATTGCCCAATGGTCATATTCATATTACCAACAACTTTTGATGTATCATCAGTTGCAGCTATTAATGTTGGTAAGATGTTTTCTGCTGTAATCTTACCAGCAGCACCCATTTCTCTTAATTTACCTGTTGAAACACCTAAACCCTGAGCTAACAGTTCAGCTAAAGCAGAGTTTTGTTCCATAACAGAATTAAGTTCATCACCTCTAAGTGTTCCTGAAGCTAAACCTTGAGCTAACTGTCTTGAAGCATTTGCAGCTTCTATAGCAGAAGCACCTGAGATAATAAATGTGTTTGCGACAGTTTGTGTCGCATCAGCAACCTCTTGTTGGGATAAACCCATTTCTTTAGTTGCAAAAGTAATTTTTGCAAACAAGTCACCAACCGCATCAAAATCTGATCTTGATTCTAATGCAATTCTTTTCATGTGTGCCATAGCTTCTGCTGTTCCTTCAGCAGTGCCAGTCAAAGCACCCATTCTGTTTTGAAGATTAACAAAAGTATCACCAGCTTGAACAAGCTCTCTAACACCAAAAGCAGCAATAATCTGATTTCTTAGACTTCTGACAGCATTTTGCGTAGAGTCTATATCGCCTTTAAATTTTCTAAAAGCAGCACCAGTTTTATTTTCTCCTAGTATTCGTACTTTTATATCAGATTTAGCCATTTTGTTTTTGTATTTCCTCTTGTTGTATATTTAGATAAGCAATCCAACCATTAAACTCTTCTACTGTCATTTCCTCGATTTCAGCAACAGTTTTGTGCAATCTTTCTGCTAAGGCATACATAGAATATAGCTGCTTATCTTCAGCTACTTTTTTTGCATATCTCCTTGCGATATATTGCCCATAATCTCAGTTGCTACTCTCACTAAAACACTACTATCAACATCGTTTAACAATTTTTGTTTATGTTCGATAGTAAAATATTTGTCTCCATTTTCATCTAATGCTTTATATATCAATACATATACAAGCATCTCAACCTCATCATCCTTAGCTAGCTTCATAAACTTTTTCATATCAAACAGGGTGATAGGTTCACAAAATATTTTCATAGGTTGTTCACCATCACCCCATTCAGGTACTTCAATCAGTTTTTGACCTTTGCTTTTATAATGAGCTACAAGATTATCTATTGCTGACATTTTCTTATACTGTTGTTGATGTTAATGCACCATTGCCTTGTACTGATATGCTTGCTTCAACCAATCCATCAAATGATGCACTTCTTGAAACACCAGTAACAATAGCTGAACCACTGTAATAAGTATCACCACTATCAGCACCTTCAGGATAAACATTTAGAGTTACTTCTGATCCAATGGTTAAAGCACCTTGACCTGAAGTATCAGTCTCATCCCAAAATACATCTATACTTCCTGAGAAAGAAGTCAATGATGATTTGTACGTTCTAGCAGAATCACCCATTGAAGTATCTTCTAAAGTATCAGCAGATTCCTCTAATGAATATGATCTAATTTCAGCTACAGCATTAGAACCAACCTTTACAGTTCCTTCACTTCCTTTATGTGTCGCCATTTTCTACCTCGTCTTTCGACTTTTTCTTAGAAGAAGATTTAATTTTATCTTGCGAATGGACTGCTTCCTCTTTCCAACCCATATTCAATAAAGACTCAACCTTAGAAGGATGAGCTTTTATAGAAACTTTGCCATCAGGACTAATCATTTTCATAATTGTCTCCTATACTGCTACATCAGGATTAGTTTCCTGAACATAGTAATTAGTTAAAAAGGTTAAACTCACATATCCTAGTGGTTTCTCACCTTCACCATTAAACTCTATTTCTGTTGATTCTAAATAACAGTCTTTAGCTAATCCATCTAAAGTTCTATCTGCTGCTATTGCTTCTTCAACTTCTTTTGATATTGTATCAATAGTATCATCAAAGTCACTAGTAGCTTTTGCATATCCTTCTACTACCACTGACAATTCTCTACTCATAACACGATCAGTACCTATAACTATTGGTTCAGATGTTTCTGATTTGGTATAGATAACTAATGCTGGTACTGTTTCTAATGGGTAAACCCTTGACTCATAAACTCTTGATCCAGTTGTAGTTAGACCAGTTAAAGTAGTACCAAACTTTTCTCTTATTTGTTGTCTTATATGATTTGCCATTATATTTCCTCTAACATTAATGCACTAAAACCTGTTCTATCTGCTTGTATATTAACAACAGTATAGCTTTGTGCTGCTTTGAGTATATTACCATTTGTATCTTTAATTGCAGATACATCTAATCTATTTCCAAATGCAATATTAGGAACATCTATAGTTCTGCAATAAGCTATTGGTTTTAATGCTTCAACACCAATGCCTTCTTCTTGTTCTACATATTCATTATTTAAAATAATATTAATTGTTGTAGAAGTACCTGAATTTGTATAAACAGCAGAAACCCCATGACCAAAATTGATATCTAAATATCCAGCCATATCTAATTCAGTTTCCAATCTAAATTGAGACATTATTCTTCCTCTAACACTAAAGAAATCAAACCTGTATTGTCAGGCTCTACTGTTCTTACAGTAAATGCTGTTTGTGGTTTTAAAACATTACCTTGATCAGTTGTTATTGCATCAACAATTAATCTATCTTCTTGAGATATATAGGGTACATCAGATGCTTTGACTATTGCTCTTGGTTGATAACCAGCAACAGGAACAGTGCCACCTTCTATATTGAAATATTCTTGATCTATTATGATATTTATATTCTTGGAGAATCCTGAATCAATATCAAAAAGGGTATCTATTAATGGGAAGTCATCCCATAAAGATTGTTGGACTTCAAAGAAAGTGGCAGTAACACCATGACCTGTTGTTGTATCAACATAGGCGTTAAAATCTAATGCACTCTCTAAAGGCATGATTTATTTTTTAGCTCTTGTTTTTGGAGCTTTTGTTTTTGAAGTTTTTAAACCTACGCTTCTATCTTCTTTCTCAGCTTTAGGTTTAGCTGTATGAACTTCAGCTTTACCATATCCACATAAAGCATGACCTTCATGTTCAGGTAATTCAACTATATCGCCAGCATGAACTTTAGAACCACCAGCCATTGTATCTGTTAAGATTTTGTATTTTTTCATATTTAAGTTGGGGGTATTACTACCCCCATTCCATTTAAGCATCAGTTAATTAGTCGCTTGATTTACAGAAAGATACTGCATGTCTTACAGCAACATCAACAGTTTGTAGAGCAACAATTCTTACTCCACCTGATGTTGAAAGTGCAAAAGGGTCTACGACGATATCGAGCCCACCATACATACCAATTAATAAGTCTGCAAAGTTACCAAAGTAGAAATCACCACTTGTTACTTGATTACTTCTAACAACATTATAACCATTCATAGTGTTATCAGGAGAAACAACAAACTGAGCAGTACCAGTAGCCTTTTCAGTTGTTTTTAAAGTACCAAAGTCAGCAGGTCTACAGATGTAACCTAAAGAACCAGTTAATGCGTTGTCATTAGCAACAGCACTTTCCATCGCCACGATTTCGCTCCACGTGGGGTTAGCAGCAGCAAAAGTTGTAGTGTTAATACCTGAAGTATTAGCAATACCTGTTGGCTGACCACTTGAACCTGAACCAGCTAAAGCACCTAAATCAATAGCAGTAGCTATAGATTGTGTTAGGTCATCTCTGATTAAGTTCTCAACATCTAATGATGATTGTTGTAATAACAATCTTGTAGCATCAGTAAAAGCACCAACTACTTTAGGAGACATAGTTACTGAGCCTGAAGTAAATTCTGATTCAGCAGCAGCAGTTCCTTCTGTAGCTATCCATGCACCACTAGCAGCAGCAGTTTTCTTAGGTATTACAACATTACCTTGTAATCCTCTAAGCATTGTTGCACCAGCTTGCATTACGCTTGAGCTGTTTCTTAATACATCAATAAAGTCTCCACCTCTATAATCTTCAGCGATTAGAGTTGAATCATCAGATGAATTAATATCTCTTTGCTTCCAAGTTCTTAGAACTTCAGCAGGTAACATGATGCCTTGAGCATCTTTACCATATTGTCTAGCAGCTTCAGCAGAACATTCAAATTCAAATGCTGCATCTTCTTGTGCTTTTCTGTCAGAAGGATTAGCCATAGCTCTGATTGCTCTTACTAGGCTGAATTCTCTAACTTCTTCTTTAGTCATGCCAATTTCTGAAGGAGTTTCTAAAGGAGTATTGTTAGAAATGTTTTCTAATAAAATTCCTCTAAATTCTGCAACAGAGATACCATCACTAATTGCTTTATCAGCTAAATCTCTTTTGTTGTGCTTAACAGCTAAATCAATGATTTCTTTTGAATTTCTTTTAAATTCAGCTTTAGCTTCTTCAACAGTATGAGCTCTAACTTCGTCAAGATTAATATCTTGTTTCTTTTCGTTTTCCATTAGTTTTACCTCAATGTTTTTATTTTGTTTATCTTTACTACGACCTACTCCAACGAGTCTACTTTGATCTGCTGGAACTGATACAGAAGATACTTCCATAGGAGTCCACTGAGCTTTATAGTAAGTCTCATTGTCTTTTTCGTAGCGTTCTAATTTATCGATTCGATATCCAACAGATATATTCATACGAATACCATCTTTTACGTCTTCAAATACTTCGCGAGCTAAAGCAGATTTTCCAAATCTAACTACAGCAGTTGTCCTCTTTGCTGTCTCATCTAATTTGAATTCTTCAATTACACCAATTTGCTTAGTCATATCATGGTCAAGCAATAATGGTGCTCTTCCTGATGCTATAAACTCCATGTTTATATCACCAGCAGAATGTCCTAGCACTTCCATGCCAAAACTTCTTTCAACAGGTTCTTCAGAAGAAACACCTACACGAACCA